GCTAACCGTATCATTGATACAGTCAAAAATATGTCTCCAATCCTTTCTAAAGCGACAGTTTGGAATATTTCTGGCGACTTGGTTCTACCTTCTTATGATTATACCCAACACGTTCCAGCAGGTTATTACACTGAGTTAGCCACTATGTCTGCTCAAGCAGCAAACTTCGGTTCAGTTAAATTAAGCAACTTAATCGTAACTGCACTTGCGTTAATTTCTAAGTCTTTAATTAACAGGACAGATGTAGATGTTGTTCCTTTCATTGTCAATGAAGTTGCTAAAGCAATGGCATTCTTCTTGGAAAAGGAATTGCTTAATAATGCTAACGGATCTGCAGGTAATGGTGCAACTAAACTTGGTGGTCTTGCAAATGCTACACAATCAATGACAGGTGCTACTACATTGGTAATTGATTCTGCTGAGTTAGTGAACTTGCAGCTCATGATTCCTCAAATTTACCAACCTAATAGTGCATGGATTATGCACCCTAAAACATTGGGATACATTCAATCGTTAAAGAGCACGACAGGTAAGTTCTTAATGGGTAACACGCTTGCCGAAGGCGGATTATTTACCATTCTTGGAAAACCTGTCTTTGTCTCTGACCAAATGCCACAAATTGGTGTTAATGCTAAAGAGATTTTCTATGGTGATTTATCTGGTCTACACGTTAAATTTACACAAGAAGGAATTCAAATGCAGGTATTGAATGAACGATTTGCTGATCAATATGCAGTTGGGGTTGTAGCTTCTACCGAAGTTGACTCAGCTATCGTTGAACCTCAAAAAATCGCTGTATATGTTGGTAAATAATGAATGAGGGATGGTTATTCCATCCCTTTTTTAAAGGGGTGATTATATGAAATTCAAAGCTCTAAAATCTTTTGCTTCAGCATTCGGGACATTTGATGCTGATGAAGAATACGACGTAAAACTAGACAAACCAACCTCAAAAATGTGGATTGAACACGGTTTAATCGAAGAAGTGAAAAATGCTCCTATTCAAGAGGCTGTGACAACCGATGAAAATAAGTGAAGTCTCCATTTCTGATTTAAAACAATACGCGAACATATACCATGATGAAGATGACAACCTATTCGTTACCATCTTGGATGCATGTAAGCAATTCATTAGCACATATACAGGATTACCACTTATCGATGATCCGGTGAATAATATCACTGACAGTGTGGATGATCATGAGGATTTAACTATTGCGCTTATGGTCCTTTCTAATGAAATGTATGACAATCGCGCTTTTGTTGTGGATAATACCAAGCTTAATTTTGTGATTAAACAAATCTTGGATTCTCATTCGGTGAATTACCTATGAGCAAATACAGAATTAATGCCGGTAAATATCGTGTTCCTGTCACCATTCAACAAAGGCAATTTGGAGAGGATTCATATGGTTCCACAACGGAGGATTGGACAGATATTGTTCATGTCCGTGCTGGAATATTCCCTCTGAGTGGAAGCGAGTTTTTTAAGGCGAATGAAATCAACAGTGAAATCACACATAAGGTACATATTCGGTATGTGCCTGGTATCACTCCTGATATGCGTGTGGTTTTGAATGGTAGGTATTTAATGATTACCTCTGTTACCAATTACCAAGAGCGAAACATCGAATTACAGATGTATTGTAAGGAGTTGGTCAAATGAATATGGAAATTGAAGGTTTTAATGAACTTCAAGGACTCATTGACCAATTGGGGAAAGTGCCACAGAAAGTTGCTACTAAGGCGGCACGTTCTGGGGCTCAAATTGACTTAAAGGCAACTAAGGCTGATGCTCCTGTATATGATGGATGGTTAAAAGCATCGTTAAAACTGGTTGGTGAAAAAGCAAAGACTCCCGGAAAGAAAGTATATGAAATTACTTTTGACCGTGCTTATAATTCAAAACTTGTCAAAACCTCCAAATATGGAAATCGATCATATTATCCTGTATCTCAGGAATTTGGTTGGCATTATCATAATGGCGGTTATCATGTTGGTTTGCAGTACATGAAAAATACTACTAGGGAAAATTCATCAACTGTTGAACAAAAAATAGTTGATGTGGCTAAAAGTGAACTTGATAAAGTTCTTTCACAAGCGAGGTGATTTTAATGAACTTTGAAGAAGCTCTTAGGAACGAATTGAATAGTATTCCACAATTGACTAATAAAATATTCCCTTTAGCTGCAACGGAGGGAGTTAAAACACCTTACCTTGTTTATGTTTCAAGTGAGGGTATTCAAGAGAAGTATTTAAGTGGGTATGCCGGGAATAAAGAGGTAGACTGTGAACTTCATATCTTGAATGATTCTTATTCAGGACTTAAAGACATCACTAAACAAGTGATTTCACAAGTTATTTCATTTCAAGAAAGAGTTATCGGTGGAGATAACGGGGTATGGATTCAAGATGTTACTTATGAAAGGGTAACAGAGCAATACATTGACCAGTTATTCCAATATCTCTGCGTTATAAGTATAAAAGTAAGAATATAAGGGGGTTTTATAAATGGTAGCAACTCCAGGACCTATTTCTTCACAAGGTACAACGATTAAAAAAACATCTGGGACAGCAATTGCTTTCCTAACTAAAATCGAAGGTTTATCTATTAAGGCTAATACCATCGATACAACTGCATTGGATACAACCGGCGGTTATAAGACATTTATTAACGGCTTCAAAGAAGTAGATGATGTTTCAATTTCCGGTTTCTTCGATTATTCCTCACATGATGAATTATTAACGGACTTACAAGCAGGGACAAGTGCAGGATATACAATCCAATTTCCTCCTGCTGTTGGTGGTACAACAGGTGCAAGTTGGACATTTGATGCGATTGTAACATCGTTTAAAACGGGTGCCGGTGTTGACCAAACAATTTCCTTCGATGCTACATTGAAAGTATCCGGAGCACCTACACTTGTCGCTGGAACCTAATGATTAAAACTTAAAGGCTAGGGTGATTCCTTAGCCTTTTTTAATTTGAGGAGGAACGTATATGGATAAAAATGATTTGGTTGTTATCAATTTGGACAGACCACGTTTTTTGCGATTTGGTCATAAAGCTTTAAAAACATTAGAAGCAATGTCTGATATAGATATTACTAATATGGATATGTCTAAATTTAAATTTGAGGATATTGAAAAAGTCTATTATGTTGGTTTGCTTTCGGATGCTAAAGAAAACGGAGAAACTCTAAAGTTAGAAGATATGGAAGATTTATTAGATCTTGTTGAGTTTAGGGAACTTATTGAAAAGATGCAAGAGTCATTTAAAAAATCGTTCGGGGATATACCAGAGGTAAACGAAAAAAACGAAAAACGGGTAGCGAAAAAATAGACGATTCCTTTAATTATTGGGAAGAATCTCTAAAATCTGCTATCCGTATGGGTTTATCGATACAAGAATACAACGAAATGACTCCTTATGAACTAACACTTCATGCAGAGATTTATCAAGAAAAACAGAAATTCGACCAAGAGGAAAGACTCTCTCTTGTGTGGATGGGTGAATACTTCCACAGAGTCGAAAAACTGCCTACCTTAAATGAAATACTTGGCAAGAAGGAAGAAATGAAAGAAATGAGCGCAGAGGAAATGCTCGCTAACGTTATGCAGTTAAACAGTGCCTTAGACGGTACGGTAAAAAAGGCAGGTGAGTAAATATGGCGGGTGCAGTAAGTAACTTGATGGTTCGTGCGGGGTTTGACGGAAGTCAACTAACACGCGGACTTCAACAAATGCAAGGGGAAGTACAAGGAGCTCACAGGTCAGTGGCGTCAAGTCTAGGAACGATCGGAAAAGTAGCTGGTGCAGCTGTTCTTGCTGCAGGATCTGCTCTTGCGGCAATGGGTGGAATCATTTCAAAAGTAGGCGTTCAGTATGACATGGCACAGGAAAATTCCAAGATTGCATGGACAACCTTACTAGGGACAGCAGATAAAGCCCAAAAAATGTTAACAGACATTGCTAACTTTGCTAAAAATACGCAGTTTGATTCTGAGGGCGTAGATGCTATGGCAAAGTATTTAAACAATGCGGGATATGCAGGGCAACAATTATTTGACCAATTAACAAAAGTTGCCGATGTTTCCGGGGCATTTAACATTACAGCGGACAACGCAAAAGAAATGGTTCGACAAATGTCACAGGTTGATCAGGCTCAGGTAGCTTATACCGAGGACTTGAACATCTTACAAGATCAAGGTGTACCGATTTTTAAAGCTATTGCATCGGAACTTGGCATAAACGTTGCAGCGGTTAAAAAAATGGCATCCGAAGGGAAAATTACATCCAAGATTTATGATGAAGCGTTCTCTAATATCGCTAAGTCTGTTAAAGG